AGATTTTCAAACATAGCGACACCTTGAGTTTATCAGCGCAAGCGCTCCAGAAGGCTCTGCACGACACCTCCTGACCGGGCCGCACCGATGAGACGCTGCACAGCGCGGTTTGACCCACATCGCAACGAATTGTTAATTTGATTTTGCGGGGTGGAGCAGCCCGGTAGCTCGTTGGGCTCATAACCCAAAGGTCGGTGGTTCAAATCCACCCCCCGCAACCAAATCTTTCAATAACTTAAGCAGCGATCAAGCTTCCGACTTGGTCGCTGTGTGCAGTTAGATAGCTGTTATCGCTGATATTGCTGTTTAGCTCCGCACCCACTGCGCGAGCCGCTTCTACGTTCCTGCTCCAATCTGGTTTTCCACCGTACACGTCCAGCGTGAACGATCCTGTCAGCGCATGACCGATGCGCTCCTGAATCGTCTTCAGCGGGACACGTAGTGCGTCCATGAGGGACACGTTGAAGTGTCTGAACGCATGGAAGCCAGCTTGCTGGATATCGAGACGCTTGAGCAGCGATGGTAGCTTGCGCCTCCGGTAGACGTTCATGTCCCATGGTGTCCCATTCTCGGATGTGAACAGGTACGTGTGACACTTCATCGTTTGCCGGTTGATCTGGTCAACCGCCAGTGTGGCAAGCTGAGGCGACAGCGCAATGGTTCTCACCGCGTTGTCAGTCTTTGGTGCCTGCTCCTTGCCATGCCACACCGACTGATTAACGGTGAGCCGGTCACCGTCAATGTCGACCAGCCGTAAGCCTGCGACCTCACCAGCACGCAAGCCGGTCTCTGCCAGCAGCCAGTAGAAGACGAAATGATCACCCTCTGAGGCAGCAAGGATGCTCGTCACATCGGACAGAGTGAAGAATCGCGCCTTTCGCTTGGGGTTGCGTGGCAGTTTGGGCTTGGGCAGCACAGCATCAACATACTGTTGGGCATGTGCGGCTTGCCAAATCTGGCTTATAGCGCCCCACATCAGACGGACGGTCTTTGGAGACAATCCCTCAGCCGTCGAACGCGCTATGAGCCGCTGAACGTCACCAGCATTGATGCTGCGCATGTCTCGCGTGCCGAATGCTGCCCGAACTCTCTTCAAATAGCTCCGCATAGCTGACTGTGTCGCTGGCTTCTGCAGTGACAGATAGTCACGTTCCCATGTTTCGGAGAATGCATCGAACGTGACCACCTTACGTGCGGCCATCGCGCCACTGTTTGCCTTGTCGAGATACGGCTGCAGCAGACGCATGGCTTCACGCTTAGTGATTTTGGTGTCGCCCATTTTCACAGGTGACAATGTGATTTGTTTACGAACGCGATGTTCTGCCCCATGGTGATCGAGTACGTATTCTGAATACGAACCCATCCACGTTGCGCCGGTCACGTTCAAATAGACACTCCCTCTTTGATACCGTTTCCGAGTCACAGCTTGTCCTTTCATTGCTGTGTCTTCGGAATGAGTCGCTGGTGAGTGTGTATCAGGCTTGCGGGCCTTTGGGAAGTACCTGCGTTTGGGAACGGTCACGCTGCGGTGTGCTCCCGCGCTACGATGCTCACTGCTTCCTCCTGAAAGTGAAATAGAAAAGGGCCACCCAGATGGGCAGCCCTTGACGTGGTGAAATTTGTTTTGCTGATTACGCGTGGACAGTCAGACCCGCGACGGGATGAGTACCCGCGTCCGTGTTATTTCCCGAAACGCGGCAGTAGAGAACGAATGCCGTCTCGTTGTTCAGCGCGAAGAGTTCGTCCAGACGCTTGATGATGAAGTCACCCGCATACCTGAACGCATACTGTGCGTAAACGTCACCGAACAGAATCGGAACGTTGCCAGCTGCGATGGTCGGACGATTCTCGTCGATAGCGATCCTCTTGCCGAAGATCATCCCAAACGGATCACCGCTCACCGGGTCTTGCTGCAGGATCGGCTGCCCTGTAGTCGACACAAGGCCCATTAGGGCAGCACGCGTCTTGCTGGACATCACAAAGGCCGCTGTCGGAGAGTTCGCATACGCCGCATCGACGCTGCCGAACAGCGCAGCGAGATCGGGGTACGCAATCACCCCGGATGCAGTCGAAGTCACGCCACCGCCATAGCCAAGGGCAGCGACGTTCGACCCGTTCCCGGTGCTAATCCAATTCGACGCACCACGACGGAAGCGAACAGCGAGCACAGAATCAAGCCAGTTCTGCACATCGAAATAGCTGTCCTGCAAAAGCTCATTCGAGACCTTGACCACGTTGCTGGTCGCGGTGTCAGTGTTCGACGTGACTGAGGACAGCGTCGGATCGGTCTCCGTGTTGCTGGACGCTGCCTGTCCGACGAGCACAAGGCCGTTCGCGGTGTCATTCGCGAGGGGCAGCGTGATCGGGTTTCCGGCGGACGAACGCCACACATTGACGAAATCCAGAAGCGTACCGTAGGACTTCTGCGCCTGAGTAAAGAAACCGATGGTGGTTGGTACGAGGACCGAACCGCCGGTGATCGGAGCCGAGGGAGTCCCAACGCCAAGGTCACGCTGTTCGTAGCCAGCACTGGACCCGGTACGAATCCATTGATAGAAAGCACGGTTCTCGTGCTCGGCATTGACTTCCGCCTGTGAACCGAAGCCGTCACGCGGGGGAGCATTCAGGGGCGCGTTGAACTTGGGGGTAGTTGCGACGGAACGTTCCTCGCGCTCAATCAGGGCAAACAATTTATCCGAGTCAGAAATGATCTGGTCAAACTGGCTGCGTTGGGTCGAATCCTTGAAACCTGCAACCGCAATCGCGTTGGCATCGGTCAGGAGTTTGTGGTACTGGGTCTTGATGGTCTGAAGGTTAGACATGGAATATGTACCTTTTTCTGTCACGGATTCGTTATTCGTGACGGGCAGGAGCAGACACACGTCGGCAACTCAATGCCATCGCATCAGTGTCAGCGCAGAGGTTGTAAGGGGATGGCAGCGCCGAACTCAATCGGCCTTCATTGGCTGCCTAAGATGGGTGAAAAACTTGGGATCAGCTAGACGCGAATGCGACGGACGGCAAGCTGAAGTTTGGCGTGACGCATGAAGTCAGCCGCATCGATGCCGTCACGGTCAAACGCGTCGACGCCTAACGAGTCCTGTTCCTCGTCATCATCATCGTCGTCTGACTTCTTCTTCTTTTTCTTCTTGCCGTCTTCGTCCACATCATCGTCCTCGTCATCGCTGTCGTCACTATCGAGGTCGAACGGATCAAATAGGTCGCTGAGGTCACCCAACAGCGAGCGAATTTCTGCCGGGCAACTGGCGAGAGCAGCGCGGACACTCACTGAGGTCGCTTTGCCATACGCGGGAAATGAAGTGGGGCTGATCTCCGCGAGGTCGATGTCTTCGAGCGTTCGAATGACTTGACCATCGACGTTCGGCCATGAGTCCTTTCGAGTTCGGAACCCGAACGACACGCCAGACAGGTTCCCCAATCTGACGTTCTCGTACGTATCGCGCCCGATCTCCGTATCAGGAAGTGTAAGGTCGAATGCGAGCCCCTGTTGGCTGTCGCGTAGCTGTAACGTTGATGCCGTGGTCCGTCCCAACAGCTTCGAGGGGTCGTGATCACGGAGGGCCAACACGTCGGGCTGTTCTTTGAGTGAACGGGTGACGAGACCCGGTGCTGCGACTTCCACGAATGAGCCCAAGTCTGTGCTGCGAACGTTGTAAGGTATGGCCAGTCCACGAAGACGCATCACGCCGTCTTGTTTCTCGGCGCGTAGTTCCTGTGCCCTAATACTGCGAATCTCTTTCTTCATGCCGTCTCCATTACTATCGCCAGTTCACGCTTGGCTGCCGATTCGTGGTGCGCGAAGATGACGGACCGAATCGCTTTCGCCAGTTCGTGAGTGGCGAGGCTATCCACATCGGCAGCGGTCCATTTCTTCGATCTGCGTTCGATGTTTGCCAACATATCGGCAACCACATTGGCTGCCTCTTCGGCACCGATGGACGCAGTACGCATCTGCATCAGTGACTCAAGAACAGGGCCGAATGACGCGGCGACAGGGGAGCCATTCAGCGAACGAATCACTGCGTCGCCATTAGAGGCAGGTATGCCGTCTTCATATTGCGAAGCGATGGGGTGTTCACGTCCTCTTCTTCGTCCGTGTCGAACTCCGCTTGTGTGCCGTCTGGCGTGCTTTTGCCGGTTGCAGGGTTGGATAGGTTCGACAGGTTTGTCATGTTCACCTGCACGGTGTATACGTCGCCCTCGGGTCCGATTGGGTCTTCTCCGATCTCGCGTCGCACATCGTTACGACTGTAAAAACCATTTTGGAGCCCGACGCTGAAAGCCTGCAGCGTCGACGCAAAATCACCCTTGAGCCGTTCGCGGAGGTCGAACGCGATATGCCCGGTGCTGTTCGCGGGAATCAGCTTTCGCTTCATTTCGACTTCCAACAGCTTGCATAGCGGGGCAATCGTGTTTTGAATGAACGCAAGAGCCAACTGAACCGCCGACGCGGACGTTAACTTCTCGGTGTCTCCTACCATCCAACTAGGCACCCCATACGCGGCTGCGATCTCGTCACGCGTGAACTTGCGTGCAGACAGCAGTTCCATGTCCACGTTGTTAAAACCGAGGGTTTGGACTTCGAAATCGTTATCCAGCACGGCCACTCTTCGCCGGTTGCTTCCCGAATTCAATACTTCGAAGTCGCTTCTAGCTTGAGCCTTGTCCTCGGGCGACATCGGCAGGACATTTTTGTTATGGAGAATTAGCGATGGAATAGCACTGTTGACCATCGCCTGCCCCATGAACTTCTGTTGCGATATAGCGAGCCCCAGAGATTCGCGTAAGCACGCTATGGGTGACTGCCCAACGATTCCGCCCCATGTGTTGATGGCGAAATGGAGCATATCCTTGGCGAGTACATAACGGAACGTGCCGGAGGCTTCGCCGTCACTCGTCTTGTACGCAAGCTGATCGGTCAGACGGACGGGCTCGGTTCGACGTGGATCGAGATTCCATAGACTCTGCGCCAAACCGGTGCGCGGGTCTCGGCGGATTTCCACGTATGCGTTGCCCCTGTAGTTGAGGTGCATCATGGCCGTCGAGAAAAAGTTGTACGCAGATGTCTCGGGGTTCGCCTCAATCGTCAGCAGGCGATAGAGCGGGTTATCGAGGTCTAGTTGCTTCTCACCTGTTCCCGCACTCCTGTACAGCTTGCAGGGCAGCGATGCGACGTTGTCGCAGAGGATTTTGTTGCACGTGTATACCGTGCTGATGCTCTGGGCTGTGAAGTCGTTCACCCACTCATTCGAGGAGTTGGCGTTACTGCCTCCCTGCATGACTTGGGCGATAATTGCCGGGTTCCATAGATTGCCCGGTACATCAAGAACGCTGCGCCGTTCTGTTCTGGTCAGTGCATTGAATGCACGAGTTAGAAAGTTCATTTCTTGTCGTCTGTCCTTAGCTCACGAACTGGTCCCACGGATCAGGTGGAGCGTTCGGGTCTTTTTCAGGTTCTGGCTGCTGAGGGGCTTCTACCTTGTTGCGGTCAACGGGGGTCAAGCCCAGTTTGGCGAGCACGCTGGAAAGCAGACCCAGTTCCGAATTCTTGACCATGCCGCTACGCATCTTCAGTGTTAGAAAGCAGGCGATTTCAAGCAGCATTCGATCAGCCGATGTGAGCAAGCCTTCTGGCGCATCTTTCACGATCTCGCGCCACACCTTTTTTGCTTGCGCTGATAGGTGCCGAGGTGGCTGCCCCAGTGGTCCGACTATTAGGTCAGACGTTCGCGCACGGCTGGCATAGCGACCGGGGTTATTTCGAAGCGTGCCCGACAAGGCTAGTTCTCTTAGTGTCTTCTTTGCTGGCATCGATAGTGATTCCTTGTAAGTTGTGCAACTATTTCGTTGACTTATAGGGCGCAACTATGCATAATAACTAAGTCAAAGGTTGCAGCGATGGTTGTCCGGCACGGCTCCAATTCACAGAAACTAGATGGGAATAGAAAAGGGATGGCCGAAGTTTACGCCGATCCCTTTTTGTCCATGGTTGGTGCCGTGAAAGTTTGATCTGGGCGTCGGTTCCGGGCTTGGAACGCGTCCCACTTTCAAAAGGCCCTATCCCCATTGAGAACGAGGTGGGCGAACCCAGGTGGAGAGTCTAGGCTGCCCACATCGGCGTCACCATGTCGTATTCGCTAAGGACCGTTTATCGTCCCGCGTCGATCATGGCTGCGCTATCGCCATCGGGCACGCGCTCCCGATAACGAATCCGTT